GCGAGCTTGATCCTGGCACCTGCTGCCCTGACTGTGGCGGTGATTTACGTGTCGTGGGCGAGGATGTCAGCGAACTGCTTGATATGATCGCCGCGCAGATGAAGGTAATCCAGATCGCTCGCATCAAAAAATCCTGTCGCCGCTGCGAAAAGATGGTGCAGGAGCCTGCACCGAGCCGCCCGATCCCCGGCAGCATGGCGGGACCAAACTTGCTGGCCCACATTTTGGTCTCCAAATTTGATGACCACCTTCCCCTTTATCGCCAGCACGAGATCTTTGCCCGCATGGGCGCGGACATCCCCGAAAGCACGCTTGTGGGCTGGTGTGGTCGTGCCATGAAGACTCTGTCACCGCTGATCGAACGGATTGAGGCGAATATTATGGGTTCCGATCTTCTACATGCAGACGACACGCCTATCCGAGTGCTGGACCGCTCAAAGCGCGATAAAGGTTTAGGCAAAGGCGTTAAGAAGGGCCGGATATGGGCCTATGTTCGGGATCAGCGCCCATGGGCTGGATCAGCACCACCGGGAGCGATCTATTACTTCGCCCCGGACTGGAAAGAAGAACATGTTTTGCGGCACCTCTCGAAAGGCCACGGCATCCTGCAGGCCGATGGTTATAAAGGCTATGCCAAGCTTTACGCCCCAGAATTGGACGGAACCACGCGGTTCCGTGAGGCTGCCTGCTGGGCGCATTTACGGCGCGACTTCCATGATGTCTGGACATCCACCAAATCAGAGATCGCCCGTGAAGCGCTCGACCGGATTGGGGCGCTCTACGATATCGAGCGCGACATCACAGGCCAGCCTGCCGATGTGCGTCTGGCCGCACGGAAAAAGCTGAGCAAACCGAAGGTTGAAGCCTTCTTCGCGTGGTCAGAGCAGCAGCTTTTGCGCATTCCGGGCAAAGGGGACCTCGCCAAGGCATTCCGTTACGGCCTCACCCGTCAGACGCCGTTCAGCTTGTTCCTCAAGGATGGCCGCGTAGCGATAGATAACAATCCAGCTGAACGCGCTTTACGCCCGATTGGCATAGGTCGCAAAAACTGGCTTTTTGCTGGGGCTGATACCGGTGCGGAAACCCTTGCCCGCGCCATGACGATCATCGAGACCGCGAAGCTTAACGGCCTAAATCCGCAAGCCTATCTTGCCGACATTCTCGACCGCATCCATGATCATAAGATCAACCGATTGGATGAATTACTTCCGTGGAATTGGGTGCCAATCGCCGCAGAAAACCGTCAAGCTGCATAAACTGCGGTATCAATGGCGCGGTTACGATACGTGCGTGTCAGCACCGAATTAAAGGACGTCTTAAAATTGGCATCACCGCCAAAACCGCGGCTTGCACACATCGGGCTATTCGATCTTGCGCAGAAAAACCCGCTGTTTTGTCAACCGGTCACCGATTTCGATCACCCCGTCCAAGCTTGCAGCCCAGTTCTCCAGCTCCTTCGTTGCAAACCCGTGCAACAGCGTATGGCTGAAGGCTGAGTTTGATCGACGTGCCTGATCCGTCAGTGCCAACGTCCCCCCTTGCTGCCAATGATCGGGATGCAGATAGACAAAATGCGTGCATCCTACTTTCGCGAGATCAATGTCGTCACGAATAAGCCGGACCTTGATCGGCACCCAATCGGGGTTCGCGATGAAGTGATGGCAGGCTGCAAGACAGACGCAACCAACCAGGCGGTCGCCATCCCAGGCCAGTGCCGCGGTGTCGCCACGCCTGGCAAAGCTCTGCAAGGCGGCCTGCGCGTCTATCGGCGGCAAGGCCTTGGTTTCGCGCACCGCGGTCACGATTTCTGCAATCATCTCATAATGCGGTGCGGCATCAATGAGACGGATTTGTTCATAACGCATCCGGGTTACACCTCAATGGTTTTGGCAAGGCTGAACAAGTCGTCCAGGTCAGCTGCGGTAAGCGCCGTTGCATCCGGCCAGGAGAGATAAGGCGCCAAACTGTTGAGGATCGGACTCGAGCGGCGAAACTCGACGGCTTCGGTCCAGGCCAGTCTGCTCATCAGATCCATACCCGCCATCAGGGCCTCAACCTGATCAAGGAGCCCCATCTGCAGGAGCGCCGCCTTGGCCTGCAATCGCGACACAACCACGTCCGGGATGTCCGCACCATCGCCTACTGCCGGGACATAGGGCGCAACGGACCCATAGGATCCTTGCAGCGCCGCATTATATCCGGGGCTGATACCTTGCTCCAATACCAGCGTCTGATTGTCGTCAACATCAACGGCAATGACCGTTTGGTCAGCCGACAGGAACTTTGGATTAAACACTGTTACCCTCCAGAATGGCCCCGATACCGGGATAGAGATCTCCGCCTGCCGTCTGGAACCGCACGTTTCGCAGATAGGCGGTGCGATAGCTTGTCTGCTTGTCGAGATTGTAGGTGCCACCGCCGTTGTATTGAACTTCGATCTTGTCGCCGAGCTTGACGGCAACGTCAGCGGTTTTGGTGAGCCAGCCGGTGGTTGGGGCCCAGTTGGCCAGCGTGGTCCAAGAGGCGTTTCGCAAACGCCGGATGCGCGCATCGCCCGGGCTGGCGGCACTGCTGCATTTCAGATCAAGCGAGACGCGGATTGTGCCGGTCTGAATGAAGCTGAACCCATGCTGGGTGGCGTAGCTGGTCAAATACCGCGAGACCTCGGCGTCGATCCGGCTCCTGATTGCAGTTCCCGGGCTCAAGGCTGGCAGGCCCAAAGACGCAGAGAAGACGAACTTCTCAGTGCCCGTGCCGCCCAGATAGGTGTTTGTTATGGCGATCCCGTCTCCAGCCTCGATATTGGCGCCATCGAGAACCGTTACCGCGCCGGTCACACCCTGTTGGGTGCGATAGAGGATCAACCCTTGTGAGGCATCAAAGCCTAAATCGCCTTCTTCGGTGATATTTGATTTTTCCAAATTATCAAACGTGAGCTTGCGCACGCTGAGGTTCGCAAAACCCTCGTCTTTGCCGGAGTTGGCGAGCCGCTGGATACTCGTGCTGCCGTCATCGCGCTTGAGATAAAGCTTGCCGTCATAGGTGTTGATTGCCAGCTCGCCGAGATCAAGCTGGGCGGTGGTGGGGACCTTGCCCGCCACAGCGGAGCGTTTCATCCTGAGGACCATATGGCCTACCTCCTTATTTGACTATGAACTCGAAGCGGTCCGGGATCAAAAGGTCCCGCCATCAAGCGCGACGCCTGAGATGCTGCCGCCGGTGATGGCCACGTTGCTGGCCGCCTGGGTGGCAATGGAGCCAAGTTCCAGATTGCCGCGCGCTGTCGCTTTGTTCGGCAGGTCCGCCAGGTTTGATGCCTTAGCCAGTTTGCCCGCGAGCGCATTGGTCACGGTGGTGGCAAAGTTCGGATCATCCCCGAGGGCGGCGGCCAATTCATTGATTGTGTCCAGCGCTCCGGGTGCGGCATCGATCAAGGCCCCGATCGCGGCCGCCACAAAGGCGGTCGTGGCGATCTGCGTCGTGCTGGCGCCATTGGTCGCGGTCGGCGCGGTTGGGGTGCCGGTCAGCGCCGCAGACGCCAGCGGGGCTTTGACATTGAGCGCGGCTTGCAAGCCGGTGACCTGGGAGATGGCATGGCTGTGGCTCGATGGCGTGAAGTTCGATGGCTTGCCGGTGATGCCCGCCCAAGGCGCACTGTCGGCCGCCTCGGCGGCGTCGACCTTGCCGTCAGCATCACTGTCATAAGTGACCTTGAGCATGTCGCCTGCGCCAAAGCCGTTAAGGGCGGATTGCACAAACGCCGTGGTCGCGATCTGGGTGCTGTTGGCTCCGGATGTGGGCGTTGGTGCGGTCGGTGCGCCACTCAGCGCTGGTGAGGCCTGTGGCGCCTTGCCATTCAGCGCCGTTTGCAATCCGCTCACATCGGCAATCGCATGACTATGCGCATCATCTGCCTTGCCATCCAGCACCGTCTGCAGCCCACTCACATCGCCGATCGCGTGCCCGTGCTGAGCTGCGGCCTTGCCAGCCAGCCCTGCATCAAGTTGCGATTTGCGCACCAGATCGCTTGCGGCAGTGGCGTCTTGCGAGGATTTGGGAACGAGGCTGAAGGTTTTGGCGCCCGCCACCGTCTGCGCCCCGGTCAAGATAACAAAGGCTCCCGCACCAGCAAGGGCTGCGATGGTGGTGGCATTGCCCGTGCCATCGTCACCCTTGCCAACATAAAGCGTATCATCGACCTCGTTATGGGCAAGTTCGCCCGATTTAAGCGCTGCAGGCGCGCCTGCCACGCCAGAGCTGCGGCGTTTCAGCTGGATTGTATTGGCCATCAGAAAAATCCTCCATTGATGGGAGTGTTGGTGGGCAGAATGGTTACGCCAGGGTCGCCCTGATCGCCCTTGTCGCCTTGGGCCCCGGTGGCGCCCTGCGGTCCTGGCTGGCCGAGCAGGCGAAGGCCGATCGGAGCGGCGACACGCCTCAGAGTAACCGGTTCATTTGCGGTGACCCGAAGCCGGATCGGACCGGTCGCAGCGCTGAGATCAACACGCTCGGACATGATCATAAGCCTCGGGTGACCGGCAGCAGGACGGGAATTTCCAGAAAGACATTCAAGTGCTGCGGCGGCGTGAGATCAATGCGCACCAGGTCCAACACGACGGAGCCGGGCGAAAGCGTCGCCGTCACGGCATCTGGAATGATCAGTTCCAGGATCGTCGGGCTCAGCCGCAAAATCGTACCGCTTGCGCTGTTTAGCACTGCCAGCACGGTTTCATCGGTGACCTTGCCCCGAAGCTGCCCGGCAAACCGCGCGGCCTCGGGAAACAGTGCGGCCTCCGCCTCGAGCTGCAGGCGGTATTGATAGCCGATCAGAATGACCGGACCTTCGCTCAGTTGGGTCGTCATGGCCGCCATCCGCAAAGCCGCGCGCCGAGTTCATTATGGGCGAGGATCTGCGCTTTCGTGGCTTGCGACAGCACATCTGTGCGCGCGGGGCGGATCGGCTGGGCCCAGTCACAATCCTCACGCAGAAAGCGGCGCTCAGTCGCGCATCCAGCGGTCAAGGCGCTGATCGCGATCAGCAGGATCAGAGGTTTCAACATCATGGCGGATATCCCTAGAAGTGGTGAGTGCGCGAATGCGGACCTCGGCGCGACGACGGACATAGGCGGCTTTCCCGGCTTGCCTACCCCGTCGCCAGGTGATTGCGAGGGCGGCGCTCAGCGCCAGCGCAAACCCGAGCCAAAGGGCCAGTCGGCGCGTCAGCCCGGACAACATGGTGGTGATGATCCCCAACATCCTCACATCGTCTTTCCGCTGCGGTGATCCGCAATCCGAGCATGGCGGGCGCGCACCGCACATATAATCACCGCCAGAAAACAGAGTGCCCCGATCCATGGCAGCAGCTGGGGCAACCAGATATACAGCCCCAACAGATCAACCAGCCGCGCCACCCCATCCTGCGCCGCTTCGGCCTCAGCAAGGATCGGTGTAACCTGCGCGGACAATGTTCCAACCGCACCCAAAAGCCCGACGCCGATCTGGGCGTCACTGGTCGCGATAATGCGACTGCGCTCAGGCCTGCCAGCGGCACGCTCCGCTGCGATGGGTCGCGGATCGGCCTTCGCCAACGCCTCTTCCAGCGCTACATCGATGATCGGAACCAGTGGCAGCGCATGATCATGTCGGAAGGCCAGGATCGCACCTCGCGTTCGCGGGCCGGGTTGGCTATCGATCGCGCCGACCTCGTGATAACCGAGCGCTTTCAGTCGCCTTTGCACCGCTTGCACCGTCATGCGCGCAGCCGGTGACACATTGCCAGCGCGGCGCACACCCAACAGCTTTGACGCCGGATAGCGCTGCAGGCTGACCGCATCGCCTTGATTGCCACCCAGTCCCCAGACCCAACTGCCTTCAAGGTGGTCGATGAAGAAGACGTGGCCTTGCCAAGCTGATGTGCCACGCGGAATGATACCAATGTCGCCTTGTTGCGCCGCGGCGATATCCACCGGCACGCCCCAGGCGAGATAGGAGCGCGCCGTCAGTTTGCGCGTCGAGCGGATCCCGGCCGTCTCAAGGCAATGGCCCACAAAGGCCGCGCACCAGGCCACGCTGTCATGCTCAACCCAATCCTGGCCAATGCTGGCGTACATCTCAATGATCTTGGGGTTGTTTGCCGCCCCCAAACCTTCAGTGGTGCCGATATAGGAGTTGGCGATCTCGTAAGGGGTCATGGCAATAGCCTCCTTGGCCCACACACAAGGTTTGCGGTGGGGCGATGGTTGTCGGGGATACTCGGATGGTGGTGGGTTTCGAGCGACTTACTTCTTGCGCCCAAGCCAGGCACAAATCACCGCCTCAGCGCCGCGGGGCCCAAGATAGGCCAGCGTGGCGACCAGCCCGGTGCTGGCCGGCTGGGTCAGACCGAGGTAACTCGCCACCGCTTCGCCGATGATGGCCATGCCGATCGCAACCGGGATTTCCCAAAGAAGCTCACGACCAAAAAAACGGCGGCGGCCAAGCCTGACCTCGCCTGAATGATACATCAGCCGCCCGGTGAAGGCCCCGATTAGCGTGGTCATCGCCCCGCCAAAGACGCTGTTGATGGTCTCGATAAAGCTGCCGTCGCTCATGATGGCCCTCCAATTTTGTAGTTTCTGTTGCGATGAGCGGTTGCTAACCGCAGAAATGGTGCTATTTATAGTGCTGTATTAAGAACCATTTAACGTGAGTCTCCACATGCAGCGTGTCGAATCCAATGTCGCAGTCAGCGTGTCCGAGCTAAAAAAAAGCCCGACTGGCGTGCTTGCGCAGGCGAATGGAGAAACCATTGCCGTTCTCAATCATAATCGCGTCATGGCCTATATGGTGCCAGCCGAACGCTATGAAGCGATGATGGAGCGGCTGGACGATCTGGCATTGATTGATCTTGTTCAGGCCCGTCAGGCCCGGCCTGAAGAAGTCTCGGCCTGAAGAAGTCCCGGTCAAGGTCAGTCTGAATGAACTATGAGCTGCAGTTTCTGCCGACCGCGTTGAAGGAATGGCGCAAACTTGGCGCAACGGTTCAGACCCAGTTCAAGAATAAATTATCCGAGCGACTTCAGCACCCGCATGTGCAGGCGGACCGACTGAGCGGAATTGCCGACCATTACAAGATCAAGCTCCGCAGTTCCGGCTACAGGTTGGTCTACCGCATTGAGGACAGCAGCATCACGGTCACGGGTGTTGCTGTCGGCACCCGCGAGCGCAACACTGTCGCCGAAACTGCCCAGAACCGAAGCGATCCTCAGTAAGTACCGCCATCAAGCAACTCCTGCCATGCATCATCATTGGCATTGCGGACCTTCAGCACGGCCGGGGAGAGGCTGGTGTCAAACCACAGCATGCCAGGGCGCGTGTCGGGCGGCGCAGTGGCGCCTGCATTGGCCGACTGGAGCGCGGCCAGCACCTCGTTTACCTTGGTGCGCACCGCGAGACCGCTGTCGTTTTCGATCACATAGCTTTGGGTTTGAGCCATCAGGCCACCTCATCCGCATGCAGCCTGAGAGCGCTCACAACCGGCGTGAAGCCACGATCGCCGGTTCTGAGCCAGGCCCGCGCTTCAATTGCACGCGCTTCAATTTCATGATTGTCCACACGACCCCAGGGCCCCCAGATGGGGCTTGCAAGCGGGTCATCATCGGTTTCACGCACTTCCACCACCACGTCGATCTCCGCCCCTTGCGTGCCATCAAAATCCGCCCAGGTGTCAATCGGCTGGAGCCGTGCATCGATCTGATCCAGGAGCGCAAGCGCGGCTACGCTGATCTGGCTACGCAGCCGCAGACGGCGCAGCGTGCCAAAATCCAGTCCCGCGCCAAAGCTGTAGAGGCCTTCTGGCGTCATGGTGCAGGGCACGCCCTGTTGATCGGTGCTGCTGGCCAGACGCAGGGTGCCGCCAACCACCACCAGATCTGTCAACTCGCCCGGAAAGCCCGGATCGGCCTGCAGGCTGTCAATCGGCGCAAAGCGCAGAGCCTGCGCCCCTTTGGTGCTGACTGTCGTCACCGGCCCCAGCCGGGCGCCGCTGTCCTCAGCCCGGATTAGATAACTGCCGGGTTTGAGTGGCACCACGGCAATCGCCTCCGAGCCTGCTACGCGGTCCATGGAATAGCTGTTGGCCCAGTTCGGCAGACCTTCGGTGCTGTGGCGAATGACGATATTGCCAGCCACGCGCACATCCGGATCGCGCGCCCGGGTCCATTTCAAAATGGCAAGACCGCCTGCGGTCTGCAGCGTCACATTTTGCAGCGCCTCCGGCGGCGCGGTCAGCCCGAGGATTTCTGCCTCGCGGTCACGCCACTCCGAAGACACGCCCAGCACAGAGATTGCCTTGACGCGAAACGCCCAGTGCCCCGGGCGCGCATCGCGCAATTTAAGGAGAGTGCCAGCGGTGCGGCCGCAATCCTGCCAATCTCCCCCATCGCGCCGCCCCTCCAGCTGATACTGCCCCACAAAGCTCGAGGCAGCTGCCGTCCAGGTCAGGCGGATCATTACCTTCGCACCGCCGCCATCGCGGGTGATATAAAGCTCCTCCGAGATCTCCGGTCGCCCAGGAGCCGCCACCGCAAAAGCTGAGGGCAAGGTTGTGCGCGGGGCAGCCGCATAGAGCGTCGCTTCGCTGGCGTCCCAGTCATAAATCAGCGGCGAGGTCTCACGCAGCAGCAGCTCCGGTACCAAAAGCGGCGCATCGCCCACCTGCATCAGATCCAGCCGCATCGACTGCACCTCAAACGGCTTGGCGGCAAAGCCCCAGCGGGTATACTCAAGCCGCACGGTTTCTCCCACCGCCACCGACCAGGCGCTCAGCTTGCCATCAAATTTCACACTCATCTGGCGGCGTGCGCGTTCAAGTTCGATCTTCGCCAGCCGCTGGGCTGTGGTAGCCGAGATGGTGAAGGGCAGCGCGATATCCCGCCAGATCCGTTCGCCGCCATCCTCAACCCGGTAGACATCTGAGGCATAGGCCGGAAAGTCATCCGGCTGCCAGTCATTCTCGGGGCTGACAAACTGACCCCGCACCGCGTTGAAGTTGGCGGCCCGGCTGAGCCGCGTCGTGAGCTGCAATCCGCCTTCGCGCAGGTCCGTCGCGCGCAACGTCACCTGAGGGATACGATAAGCCCCCGCCTGCAGACGCCACCGCCCACCTTGCCAGATTGCGCGCCCGGCCATCGCCGTCAGCATCGCCTCAATAATGGTCTTGGGGCTTTCCGACAGCGTCACCACGCCATTGCAGGCATAGCGTGGTTCTGTCCCGCCTGCCGCAAGCGGCACCGCCTCGTCGCAGATATTGGCCGCCTCGATCAACCCATCAAGCTCGATCCCGTCCTCAGCACCGATACCAGCCCCGATCCCGTAATCGCGATGCGTCATGTAGTCGGCCAGGCAGAGAGCGGGGTTTTCGGTATAGACCTGCTGGCCGGTTCTTGGATCATGGACATCATCCTTGCCTGCAAGATCCACCGTGATGTTTGGAATGCCACCCGGAAAGGCGTCGCCGTCATAGGTGAGGCGCAGATAGATTGCGGCGCAACCTGCGAGGCGATGATCTGTTGTCCAATGCTCCGAGACCGCCTCGACAAGTCCGCCAAACGCCGTCTGGTCGTCCGCCCCGAAGCGTTTGTCCACGGTGACCTTGCCTGCCCAACGCCCCGCAGCCGCGCCATTGGCATCGATGGCCTCTTCACCCTCAAAGTAGATTGCCCCGATCGCCTTGACGCGATGTGCGGCCAGCACAACGACCAGATGCAGGTACTGATCCCTGTCGCCATTGGCATGCAGAAAGACCATCACCCCGCCCTTGCGGGCGCGGCCATAAACCATCTCGCGCGGCATCACTGGCGCCCGCACCGAAACGGTGCGGGCCTGCACGGCCATCGTGGGCTTTGGCATCAGTGCTTGGGCCGCCGCCGACAGCAGCATGGAGGCCCCAAAGCTCGCCGCAATACCGATGAGACCACCGGCCGCCAGCGCGGCGCCGATCCCGCCCGCGGCAACGGCGGCGCCGCCAAGTGCCACGGCACCAAGAACAACAGGTGGCATGGCAATCAGACCCTCCAGGCAAGCGAACAGGCGACAAGCGGCAGAAAGATAAGACCATCCGGAGCCACAAACGCCACCCTGGCACCAACACAGACCCCGTAAGTCGGCTCTTGCCCCCCAACAACCAGATCGCCGCGCCCGGCCTGCAAAACAGCGGCCAATGGGGCTCCGAGCAATTCCCGCCCGGCCGCCTCAAGACTGTCCCAGCCAAGCCGTTTCATAACGCGATGCGCGCCAATGGCGGTGCAATAGCGCCCGCGCCAGAGCGCGGCGATGTCCTCGCCACCGCCGAGCTCGCAGCAGAGATCAAAGGCCCAGGTGGCGCAATCATGTGACCCCCAGGAAAACGGTCGCATCCTTGCGTCCTCGATCGACCGCGTGAGCCGATACTCCCAATTTGACACTCGCAGCCCTTTGAACATCTTGATCTCCTGTCGCGCACGCGCCATCTTCGAGGACATGCGCGCCTTTGATTTTCCTCATGAGACGGTCGAGATTGCCTGCCAGGAATGCGGCCGCTTCGGGCGGTATTCCCGGGCACGGTTTTGCGAGATCGTAGGTGTTATACTCGAAACACCGGAAAATCCGGTTTTTCAAGTATAGGTTTCTTAGTTTATCCATACACTTATCCGAAAACCGGTTCCCACTTTTCGGGTGCATGGAGTATAATACGCCCCTGCCAACGGCGCTCGGGATCATTGCCAGAGATTGTCCCGAAGCGCGCCCCAGCATCGCTGACATGCAGGGCCGCTGCCGTGTGGGCTACCCGCAACTTGCGCGGATGAATGCCGTAAAACCACCGGCAAAGAGCTGAGAGCCCCCACAGGTTCTGCCTTGTCTCTCATCCACGTCCCCAGGTGATTTCTCGATCCTGAATGGTGGTGACATGATCAAAGCCACGATCACCGGGATGGAGCGCTTGCTGGCTTTCATGGGTGTAGCGCCAGCTGCGCGGCGTATTAAGATCGATGAGTCGGCTCTCATAGCTGATGGTCACAGTGCAGCTTTGCGCATTATCCGTGATTTCCGGCACATCAAGCCGCCCCTGGAACGCCTGCACCGGATCGGCAATGACACTCAGAGTGTCATCCAGAAGCCCCAGCCAGACTCGCCCCGGCTTGCCCTGTCGCGCTTCCTCAATGGCAATTCCGACCATCTCGAGCGGCACGCCCGAGAGCGAGATCATGGTGCCGCTGGCCACCACATCACTGGTTTGCTCAAGTGTCCCAAAGCCAATGAGAGTGCCCATGCCGGTCCAGATCTTGCCGTCCCAGGCAAGATCGCCCAAGCCCGACCAGACCCGCACCCAGCCGGACGCAAACTCGCCCTCAAAGAGCAGAATGGGGCGCAACGTCGGTTCTGACAGGGCCGCTGCAAAACCAGTTGTAATATCACGGCGCATCAGAGTGCCTCACGGGCGGTGACGCTGAAACGATGGCTGTCGGCTCGGGTAATCCGGGTGGGTACCGGACCTGTGAGGCGCAACAAAACCGCAGGAGCGGCCAGTTCCACGGCAGCGCCATTGGCTGGTGACCTCCGCAGGCGGGGCGTGATTTGCAAGACCGCCCCGCCCGATGCATCGGCCAGAGCGTCTGCGGTGATCTGATAAAGCCGCGTATCAACATCATTGCCAAGCGAGAAGAAGTCACCGATCTCAAGCGCGGGCACTGATGCGGCCCACCCACTGGTGACAAGCGCATTCCCGGTTTGCCCGGCACCGCTCACAACGGGATCGGCCAGAAGATCCGGCCGTCCGGCTGAGGGGTCGCGAAACAGGAACCGCCCACGCATCCCACCCAGCCCGGCAAAGAAAGCCGACAGGCGTCGCGCCTCCCGACCCTTGGTCAGCGCCATCTCAAAGCTGTATTCCCACCATTCGCCGCCCCAGTCCTGAATCTGCTGGCTGCCGGTGAAGGGCGAGGTCGCGGCAGCCGTGGCGGTGACCAGCCGCCGATCCAGCGACTGCACCAGGGTCAGCGGAAGCGCGGGGATCACAGGGCCTGTCCGCGCCGTCGCCCATCCGCAACGCTTTGTTTGGCGATGCGGATGATTTCCGGGAGGGCGGCGCGCAGGCGGGCGTCGATCTGTTCCGCCACGCCGATTTGTGCGCCGCGCGCGTCGATCGATATTGACATATTTGGCGCCGCACCGCCTGCGCCATAGCCCGCCGCCTGTCTGCGGCTCAACACCCGCTCGCCGCGTTGCAGGATGCTCGGCACCTCGTCAGGCTTAAGGCCTACCCAGCCGCCTGCATGCATCCGCGGTGCGCCGGCAAAGGCCAGCGCTGGAACTGAGCGACCAGTGCCGCCAGTCCCAACCATGCCGCCTGCATGCAACACCGAGCCAAATATATTCCCGCCCCCAAAGACCCCGGAGAGGGCCTGAGCGATAGGCCCCAGAACCGCGCGCTTGAAGGCCAGCGTTGCCAGATCGGCCAAGATTGAAGACACCAAGGATTTGAAGTCAAACTTGCCAGTGGTGACAAATTGCTTGAACGCAGTTTCAGCCGATTGAAAGCCACTGACCAAAGTGCTGCCAAGCCCCTTGCCCCAATCCATTGCCTGCTTGGAATAGTCCGCCAAAGACTGTGAGACCGCCGCCCAGCCGGTTTTGGCCACCTCAGCCGCGGTCTTGGCCGCCCCACCGGCAGACTTGGCCGCATTTGTTGCCCCGTCCAAGGCGCCTGCAAAGCCTGACGCTGACACCTGCGCCTGATCAAGTGCGTCGGCCCCGGCAGCGCCACTGCCACTCACCGCATCTTTGAGCGCCTGCCAACTTGCAAGCGGCGCTGTGGCCCCTGCGGCCAGATCGGTCGCTGCCTGGCGGTAGCTGTTCGCGGTCGCAAGCGCGTCAGTGGCAAGGCCGCTGAGACCAAGATCCGGGGCAGTGAGGGGATTTTTGGTAAATGCCCGCTGGAAGGCTTCGGCCGCCGCTGTGCCCGCCTCGGCTGAGGCCCCCGCAAAGGGGTTTGTAATATCGCCAAGGCTGATCTCGCCGATCTGGCCAAAGGCTGTCTCAATCCCCACTGTGGCGAGGGCATCCCGGATCTTGCCGGTAAAAGCATCAATCCGCTCGATGGCGCCATTCAGCATCGCCTCAATGCCGTCGAGCATGCGGTTGGCCGCTGTAAACACCAGATCGCCAATCACCGCAGGTAGGCGCGACCAGAT